GCTGGTGTTGCATTGGTTGATGATGACCGTGCTGTTAAGTTGGTAGACTTAGTATAAAATATACACAAGTATGGGAGTCATTAGGCTCCCATTAATATGGAGATTACAATGTTTGCTACAGATGAAGATTTAATAAAGTATGTTCAAGACATTTTTGACCACGGTGAATCTACATGGGAAGATGAAATTGCATTGGCAGAAGGTGATGTCATTAATCAAGTTAAGATTAAATGGTATAATTTAACGCATGCAAAAGGATCTTTCGATGAAACACTTTTAGTTAATAGTCAATGGACAAAGGCTACAGTGTATCGTGCATTTAGTTCATATATTTTCCCTAAGTTGTCCACATTTAATGTGGAAGATACATTTAGAGAACAATTAGAATTTTATGCAAACCAATATGCTGAAGAAATGGATACTCAGTTTCAACTTGGAATTGAATATGACCATAACGAGGACGGAACTATTGATAGTAGTGAAGTTCAAACGTTCACACAAACAAGGTTGTATCGATAATGAGTAAAAGGGAAGACATAGTCAAACAATTCTTCAATGTTGTTAAACAGCAACGAACAGTTAAGTTTAAGAAAGTGATGCGAGACCCAATAAGTCCTGAAGAACTTCCACGCACTGGATTCCCTGCTGTTTATATTGAAACAACTAATGAAGAACGATTAAATCTAACAGCAACGATGCGTGATGCGATGATGGATATAGAAATTATTATCTATGTCTTAGGCAGAAATAGAGATTCTCAACGGAATGCTGCTATTGAAGCTATTGAGTCCAGCATCTATAACGACGAGTTGTTAAATACATTAGTAAAGAACATTGAGCTCACAAATATTGAAACAATAACAGTTGGTGAGACTAAACCATATGCATCTATTAAAGTTACATTTGGCGTTAGCTACTGTTATTCACTAGCATAGAGGATTATAATATGTCATGTTTCGCAGGAAAGAACGGAGTAATTACAGCAGATGGTTCAGCCATTGCTCAACTTACTTCTTACACAATAAACGAGAACGCTGACACTTCAGAATGCACACATTTTGACAGTGCGGATTACCGTTCATATAGAACTACTTTTAAGTCATGGGATGGTTCATGCGATTTAGTATGGGACCGCCAAGATGGTGATCTAGTAGTTGGAAATGAGTATGCATTAATTGTATACCCAGAAGGAAATGATACTTCTACTGATTGGAAAATTAGTGGAACAATCATAATTACTTCATTCGAAATCTCAGCAGCAACGGAAGATAATGTTACTGCATCTTGCTCATTCCAGGGCAACGGTGTATTAGCCCGTGCCGAAGAGGTATAAGTAATAATGCCCAATCAAAGCAAGAAAACGTTAAAACAAATTCTCGCCGAGATTGGGCATGATTTTGAGCAATTCAATAAGGCTTATATTAGTGAATTGAAAGCTGTTACACCTGTTGCAAAGGGCACAGCCCGCAGAGGTTGGCGTAGTGTATATCGAAATCAACTTGGAAAACAAACAAATTACCCTGTTATTAAAAATGACGTTCCATACATTGATGTATTGGAACAAGGACATAGCAAGCAAGCACCCCGCGGGATAATTAATCCTGCTAATAAACGCACAAGGAGACGAAGATGAGCGTAATTAAATCAGCAACAAAACATTTTAAAGAAGCACTATCAACAGAAATGAAGTCAGTAGAAGTTCCAGAATGGGAAACTACTCTATATTTCAAACCAGTTAGTAATTTCGCAACAGAACAAAAGATTGTTCAACTTCAATCAGATGGTAAAATAGTGGAAGCACTAGTAGAATCATTGATTGCAAAATCGTGTGACGCAGATGGTAAGCGTGTATTTAAAGGCGCAGACAAGACACAATTGATGAACGAAGTGGATCCAGCAGTTATCATGCGAATCGTAACAGAAATGAACAATTCAGACATGAATGATGAAGACCTGGGAAACTAATAAAAGATAGAGAAATGTTCTTTATCTTTCAGATTGCCGAACAAATGCATACTAGTGTTGAATGGGTGATGAATAATGTGTGTTCGCTAGAACTTAGAGGATGGGGATTTTATCATAAAGAAAAATCCCTACTTAACAAAAGGAAACAATAATGGCAGAATATGATATTGTTATTAAAGCCGTCGACAACACAAAGAAAACATTGTCAAAGGTCGGTGGTGAATTAGACGGGTTATCAACCAAAGCCGGTGGTCTTACAAAGGTATTAGGAGTCGCAGGTGCGGCTCTTGCTACTTTTGGTGCAGTGTCAAAAATAAGTGACACTATTGACGATTTTGATAAACTTGCTAAACGAGCAAGAAATGTAGGCGTGGTTTCAAAAGCCGCATTTAAAGACTTTCAGATTGCAAACCAACTATTAGAAGAAGGCGGAATCACAGCTAGTGAAGCAGATAGAGCATTTGGCAATCTACAAGGTAGACTTACAAAAGGTATCAATGGTGGTAAAGCATACGCTGGTGTCTTAAAGAAATTAGGATCAAGTATCCTAGACATGAATGGCGATCTAAAGTCAACACCAGAATTATTTGAAACAGTAGGACAAGCCGTTCAAGATGGAACAATTGATCTTGAAGATGCTCAAAAAATATTGGGCGAACGAGTAGGTCCTAAGATAGTCGGTGTGTTCAATGCAATGAAAGACAGTGGAATGACTGCTGCTGAAGCATTAGCAGATGTTGCGAAACACACAAACATCGTAGAATTAGACGCAGCTAAAAACGCAGAGAAGTTCAATGACACTGTAGGGCGATTAGGGACTGGTCTTGGACAATTGATGACAGATGCGATTACTCCATTACTTCCAATGCTAACTAAACTGACAGACGATTTACTGGCAGCAATGCCAGACATAATAAACGGTGTGAAAAAAGCATTCAACGATATGAAACCAGTATTGGATCTGATTGGAATCGTATTCTCAGAGATTATTATCCCAGTGCTTGGAGTAGCATGGGACCTATTCAAAAAATTACGAGACATAATAAAACCACTTGCAGATATTGTGATCCCAGCTTTGGGTAAAGCAATTAAGAAAGTTACTGGTTTTATAAAGTCTATGGCAGAAAAACTCACTAGTTTGCTGACTGCAATGGGCTTATTAGATGAGAAATTTGAAACAACTACTACTAGCAGTGTAGAAAACGCAAAGTCTATGTCAACCGCCGTAGTCAATGAGTATAAAGACATGGCTGCTGACGCAACCAAAGCTATAGAAAGCATACCCACGATCAATGATGGTGGGTATGCTGCATTGCAGGAGCAGAAAAAGATATGGGCGGCTCAGGAAGCAGCCTTGCAGGGACCAAAAACTGATGGTGGTAAAGCAGACTTGCAGGAGCAGAAAAAGATATGGGCGGCTGAGGATAGAGCTGCTATTATAGCAAATGCGAAAGTATATGATGATCTAATAATGCGCCAACAGCGAATGACTGCTGACAATCATGCTGCTCGTATTATTCAAATGAAGAAAGAAAAACAACTAGCATTAAAAACTGAAATCCAGCTTGCAAAGTCAATCCCATATTATGAGTTCAGAGATGCACGTGCTTACAAGCAAATCGCGCAATTCAAGTCTGGTGTGAAAGAGGAATTTAAGAAACCAGTCGCAATCCCAACAGTTGAGTTCAATTTGGCAGGTGCTTACAAGCAAATGGGGAATTTCAGGAATGCTGTAGTTGAGGAATTTAAGAAACCCATCTCAATCCCAACAGTTGAGTTCAATTTGGCAGGTGCTTACAAGCAACTGGGGAATGTCAGGAATGCTGTAGTTGAGGAATTTAAGAAACCAGTCACAATCCTATATTATGAGTTCAGAGATGCACGTGCTTACAAGCAAATGGCGGAATTCAGGTCTAATGTGAAAGAGCAATTTAAGAAACCCGTCGCAATCCCATATGTTGAGTTCAATTTGGCAGGTGCTTACCAGCAAATGGGGAATTTCAGGAATGCTGTAGTTGAGGAATTTAAGAAACCCATCTCAATCCCATATGTTGAGTTCAATTTGGCAGGTGCTTACCAGCAAATGGGGAATTTCAGGAATGCTGTAGTTGAGGAATTTAAGAAACCCATCGCAATCCCATATTATGAGTTCAAACATGCAGGTGCTTACAAGCAAATGGCGAATGCGCAAACGCAGGCTAAGAAAACTAGCAACATAATAATGAAGACATGGGACGATATGTCAAAAGGTATGGCGTCCAGTATTACAGAAGGTATTATGTCCGGTAAAGGTTTATTTAATTCGTTTGGTGATTATTTGAAAGATTGGGCTAATAAGATATTAGCACGAATCATTGAAAAGATGCTTATTCAACCAATGGTAGATCAAATGGGTCAGTGGTTAGGTGGTATAACAAGCGGCATGGGCGGCATGGGCGGTCTTATGGGCGGCGGCGGTGGCATGGGCGGCGGTTTAGCTGGCAGTATTGGCTCATTAGCTGGTGGCATGGGCGGCGGTGGCGGTCAAGGCTGGTTTGGTTTTGATTGGGACTTAAGTTCAATATTTGGCGGCATTAGCGACTGGTTCGGCGGACTATGGGGCGGCATCTCCAGCTGGTTCTCTGGTCTTGGATTGTTTGCAGACGGTGGTTACTTGCCAAGTGGTAAAGTTGGTATTGTTGGTGAAGCAGGTCCTGAATTAATTACGGGACCAGCAAACGTAATCAGCAATGAGGACAGCTTTGGTGGCGGTGGTAGTGTAGTTATAAATATTAATGCAATCGACACACAAACAGGAACAGAGTTCCTTTTAGATAATTCTCGACAAATTGAAGGTATTATACAAAATGCTTACAATCGTCGAGGTAAAGAAGGAATTTATAGCTAATGAAAGATATATTTACATACCCAAATAACGCAGGAACTTACTATATTGATCCAGATTATGTTGGTGATGATACTGTAGGTTTCCAAAAACGAATAAAAGAAATTTATGATGGCGATTTTACAGACTGGCTTGGAACACCGCCTACAATGACAACACATACATCAATGATGTCTAATATATCAAAGTTCAATGACTATTATAATTCACGTGGTGATTATAATGTCACATATTATGACTTTACTAAAGAGCCATTATTAGTAGGACACGTAGGCACAGCTGGTTGTAATGTCACAAGCATTGAGACAAAACTTGTCACACTTCCTGGAGACTACGATCATTTAACAGGTCCCTCAGTTGTAATTACAACAGCGGCTGACCCTGCATATCAAGGTGATAGTCATGGAACTTTAGTGAAATCTAAGATTAAAGGTATCAGTGAGATCATCCCAACAGGTTGGGGTAGTTGGTCGTTTGATGATGATGTGTATTGGGCACACAAACTAGGTCCTAATGAATATGCTTTAAGTGGTCTACAAATCGATCAACTTGTTAATAATGCAAAATCCATGGAAGAATCAGTGGCACAACGATTCGGCAATGGCTGCTGGGTTAGATGTCAAGCGCCTCATGCTTTTTCAGATGGTGATGAAATACGACTAACTCATAATTTTGATGGTTCTGGTCACACTGGCACAGCTAATACATCAACAAGCAGTTTATACGTAACTACACACGGTAACTATTCATTTGAATTATTTACTGACGCTGCGAGAACAGTGAAAGCTACATTAACTGAACAATACTTAGCATCAAAAACATACAGCTATACTAATAGTGGATCAACTACACAAGTAATTAAATTAGATAATATTGACGCAAGTGATTCATTCTTTGACACGCATGAAAGTTTAATGCAAGAACTAACGTCTAGAGGACTTTTGTTCTTTCGTGTAGAATACAGTAACTTTACTGGATCTACTTGGACTTCACCAGCAACTGGCGAACCAGGCACTTTTGGTATTCCTTCATCAATAGCTTATGGTAATTCGTCATTCGGTTATTTTTATGTCGGTAGTCAGCAATTTGATATTAAGGATGCTCGAGGCGGTTCTTTGCACTCATTTGACTTAGCTCCAGGCGACAGTGTTGATATTACAGTGCATGTAATTGATCCAGCACGAGCAGAAGGGGATTACTACAATTATATGGCTAATGCAGCTACTACTGGCACAATTGTTAATGAACAACTTGAAAATCGCTTAGTTATTAAATCGTCATTTATATATGTTCCCGGTAATGCAACATTCAATCATTTGGATGCTACTGGTGCTTTGGTTGGTGGTGCTGAGATATCTGGTAACTACTACTTACCTGGTGACCCAACTGAATACACATTAGATGCTCCAATTTATACCAATGCGGATTTAGATATGGGTATCACTGTAGATAGCAATGGACGTATTAACAGTGCTTACATACAAACCGAAGGTGGCATCCATGATAATGTTAACTGGGTTGACGGTGAAAAGATATGTTTCCCAATAGTAGCTAAAGCAGACCTTTATGTTCCGCCACCTACTCCACCAGCAGAGTTAGAAGATATATTTGATACACAGGATCAATGGCTTGACCAAGGTTTTGCTGGTGGTGCTAAAGAATTTGGTAGAAATATTATTCCAGCAAGTGCAAAGATAACATATAATCAACCTAGCACGACGAACACTTCACAGTCTGGCAGCAAGTATGTTAGGTCCGCAGGGTTCCAGCGTTGGAAGTTAGATGTTGAATACCGTAACTTAACTAAAGCTCAATTTCAAGTTCTACACGCAGAAGCACAATCAGCACGTGGACAAGCAACGCCATTTTATCTAGTTCATAGAATGTGGGGCGAAAAAGTATTATCCTTTAATAATCCTAAATCTACTGAGGTGCCAAGATTTATAGAGGACTATACAGCCGGATCTACTTTATTAAAGCTGGGTGGCTTTTATAGCAATGAGTCACATGTGTTTAAGAAAGGTGAGATTGTCATAGGCGGTCAGTCTAAAAATGGTGGTATATTTACTGCGTTAAATACTGTTGATGCCAATGTTTATGGTGAAGCTCATGTGAGAATTGCATACAGTTTGCCTGTCGATATACCAACAACGAGACAAGTTTATAAGAATCCACATCACGTAATTGTTACACTGGACAGTGATAATTTCGAATACACTGTTGATACATTCGGATTATTTAATGTCAATGTAGGCTTTGATTTAGGAGCATATCCATAATGGCAGATAGAGAAATGAGCAGTGGTTTAATTACTACTGCTACAAAAAACACAGTCCAATACTACGAACTAGTATATATTGGCGTAAATGCAGGTTACTATGTTACGAATGCTCCGTTCAATATTAACTATAACGCTAACGATTACCTTAGTGCTGGTGCGCTTTTATCTGTATCTAATATTACTGAAGATATTTCTTTCGAGATACAAAAGCTATCAATTACCATTAGTGGTATTGCTTATCTACATAACGACACAGAACCTTTCATGAAAGAAATACTTGATCTTGATTATACAGATAAGCCTGTGGCTATTTACAGAAAATATTTTAATATGGATAATACTCCTTCAGACGTAGTGCAAGTATATCAAGGTTATATAGATAATGCGACAGTTACAGACGGCATTGGTAATGGTGGTGGTGTAAATATACAGACAAGTAACCATTGGGCTAACTTTAGTCGTGTTACTGGCAACTACACAAATCAAACAAGCCAGCAAGAATTATTTGCTGGTGATAAAGGATTTGAGTTTGCCAAAGAAATACAAAAACAAATAGAGTGGAAATAATAATGAAAACATTAGCTTTAGCAAAATACATTGCCAGGTGGCAACAAAAAGAATTTGTTTGGGGTGAAACCGATTGCATGATGTTTGCAATGGGATTTCATGATGCTCAAACTGGACAGACAAAAAGCAAAAGTATATATCGGAAATATGTAAGTAAGTTTGAAGCAATTCGTTTTTATAAAAACTTTGTTTCAATTGAAAGCTGGTTAGCAAATAATGACTATGCTTTAGTAACTGATGAATTAAAAGATGGTGACTTTGTTGTTGTTAATAATAAACTCATTGACAATGGCTACTACTATTGGCGTGGTTCTTTTGTAACAATGGACGAAGAGCGAGGTTTGATTCGTATTGATAGTTCATTATTAACATACAATTCTGCTTGGAGACTTTAACATGGGCTTTTTAGCTGCATTAACTCCAATTCAAGCATTTTTATTTAGAATGCTTGTGTCTTATGCATTAGGCAAAATAATGCAACCAAAACCACCAAAAGGTGCCAGAGGTGCTGGCGCTGTTATGGTGAACAAAAACTCTAATAATGATCCCATTCCAATAGCTTATGGTAAAACTAGAATTGGTGGCACACGTGCTTATATTAATTCCAGTGACGGTGCTGGCGATTTAGATAAAACAAGCAACCTTAATATAGCATTAAGTCTTTGCGAAGGCGAAGTAGGAACCATTAATGAACTATGGTTTAATGATGTTAAAGTTTGGGACGATACGGACGGTGGAACCATGGATGGTTCAG